TATTTTTTTCAAAAGTCTACAATTTGTAAAAGGCGTTAAGATATTTGGTTATGGATTAGCATCTTTTTTTCTATATAGCTTAACAAGTAAAATATATTTAGAATATACAAAAAAAAAGATTACCAACGAAGATGACGAAATTAAAGAAATACCATATACTTATAAATATTATGAAGAATTTGAGAAATTTCCAGTTATTGAGTTAAGTAAAGAACGCATAAAATCGCTTTTAAATAATGTTTTATTTGAAGCTACACCAAAAGGAAATGTTATAATGTATTATGATTACGATAAAGAATCGTTTAATTATTATTGTGATATGAAAGATATATCGTATTTATATTTGGAAACGGTAGTTAGAAAATATGCTATTAATTTTAATTGTAAGAAATTAGTGGTGAATATTCAAAAGGAGATAGAAAATGCTACAAATAAATTGAAAGACTCTGAAGTAAAGGATAAAGATTTGGTTAAGAAAGATACTGGTATATTTGCATCCTTTAAATCTTACAATCGAAAGGGAACTGGAGGTAGTAAGAATCCAAAAAAGAAATATATTGTTTGCGAGTTCGCAAATAGATATTCTTATTGTGGTAAAGTAAGTGAATATAAATTTCTGAAAAAGGATGATTATAAGGTTGAAAAACCTCAAGAGAAGATGGATTATAAAACATTTAAGAAATTAATGGATAAAAAGAATAACTTATAAAAAAAACTAAAGATAGAATATATATGAATGAATTATTAGATGTTCCAAATCCAAAAAATAAAATAGATAATGTACTAGATGCTGCAATGATTACAAGTCAGACAAAATTGGCTAGAATAAATAAAGATATAGAATCATTGAAGAAGCAAAAGAAAGATGAAGTATATTATGAAGATTTTTCATCAGATGGAGATAAGAACTCTGTACAAGTAGTAATTAAAGCAATAGTGATGATAATAAATGATATATTCAATGGGTTTAGAAGTGGACTACAAATGGTAAAAGATAGTTCTGATGAAATTCAAAAAAAGGATGTAGATGATAAAACAAAATCTATTGCAAAACAATTGTCAGAAAATTCACAAGAGTTGAATAATGTAATAGAGAAGGCACAAGTAAAAACAAACAAGGCATTAGAAAAAACAAAGGAAAAATCAGATAATATAACGAAAGATAAAACATATAGTGGTGGTGTAAAAAAGCCTGTTCATAAAAATACTAGTAAATTGGATTTAGGGGATAATAACAGTGTTGAGAGTGGTGAAAGTACTTTTTCAAAAATAGAGGATATGGGAAAAGCTGGATTAAAAACAGGAATAAAAATGGGGGAGAATTTTGTAAATATGTTAATAAATATGGCTATGGCTGCATCAGGTGAGGCTAATATACTAGATACTCCAATTGATGAATTAAGTCCAGCATTAAATAAAAAAATAATATTGTTAGCGGCTATTCTAAAGGAGATCTCAGAGAATCCTGCTACCAAAGAAGCAGTAAAAGAGATTGCGGAAGCAATAGCAGTAACTATGGTAGAAATATTAGAAGAGATAAAACCAGAAGTAATGAAAGTAACTGATAAAGCGATGGAGATGCTTGACGAGGTTGGAGAGAAATCAGTTAGAGGAATGGTTTCTACAGGATTATCTGTAATGCAAGCATTTATAGCAGAAATTCCATATGTGGGAGGTATAGTGGATTTTTTATTAGCAATAGGAAAGGGATTTAATGTAATAATGGAAACATGGAAGATTTTTGTGTATAGAGGTGGAGATATGACAATTCAAGGCGCTAATGCGGCTGTAAATACAGAAGACACTGTTATAAAAGGTAAGAATAGAATAGAAAATGCTAGTGATAGTGCTTTAAATACAATAAAAACGGCGATAAAAGAAGAAAATGATGTTAAACCGACTGTTAAACCTGATGTTAAACCTGATGTTAAATCGGCTGTTAAACCGACTGTTAAACCGACTGTTAAGCCGACTGTTAAACCGACTGTTAAACCGGATGTACAAACAGGAGGAAAATATATACAATGTAATAAAATAAACAATAAAATAAAAAGAGGTGGTGCTAGATTAAGAAAGACTATGAAAATATTTTCAAGCACATTGGGAAGATTAAAATTTGTACCTCCTGGATCTAAAATAAATAAGAAAACAAAAAGGCGAAAAAAATAATATTATTCTTTAATTAGTGCCTTTTTTTTAGTTCCCTTTATTCAGTAGATTTTGCTTTGTTTTCTTTCCACTTGATAAATCCTATGCTTTTTCTCAAATTAAATGATGATTCTAAATGATCACGCGCTATTTCTAATGTCTTTGATTCCTCATCTGTTAAAGAATTAAGATATTCCTTTTCCTCTTCTGATAGTGTTACTTTTGAGTCCATCTTATATTATATTGAATTAATTATGTTATGTTTAAATTAATTCAATTTTTTTAGTATTGTATCATACATATTAAATTACCACTCATTTTTACATTTGTTTTCTGAAGTATTTTTGTTACACTTGTATCTATAGTGTATCCGTTATTCACTAAAAATTCAAATAATTCCGGTAATTGATCTATACACATTAATTGATTTGTATCGTTTAACTGTGTAACCCCTATCACACAATTTGGTTTTCGACATATATTTGTATTCGCTTCAAATGGGGATAATTTATTAAGAGTTACTCTTTTTGTTATTTGCTGTAAAGGTCCAGTTGCTGATTGATTAAGTATTAAAATATTTGTATATTCTTGAACTATAGAGTCGTAATATGGTATACTTTTTAAAGAATATAAAATCATTTAATATATCATTAGCAAAAAAATTGAAGTTTTTAATTTTAATTAATTCATTAATAATACAATACTTATTATGTCAACTGAAAGTCAAATATTCCGATTTAAATTCTCTGACGAGTTTATTGGACAACTTACTCCCTTTGCCAAATTACATCAACACTCTGATAGAAATACATATAAAGAAGAATGGAAAAGATGGGTAGAAAATAATGATGAAATTATTTTAAACGAAACAACTCGATTAACAGAACTCGGTTATAATGGTAATATTACAGATAAAATGTATAAGAGTGGTAGATATTATTTTCGTAATAAAAAGGAACAACAACCAAGAAAGAGAAGACAATATGTTTCGATAGAGCATGAAGTTATTGAGATTATGGATACTCATATTAATAGTAATCTTGACACTAAACCGTCTGTTTCTTATGGACATTTCTCTGAGTCTTATTCTACTCAATTAGATGAAGAAATGACTAGATTATTAGATGAAGGTTTGACTAGAGATACAATTAAAGATAAATTTAAAAAAACATTCAAAAATAGATACTTCCTAATAACAAAAGCTTAAAAATATTAATTAGAATATATTAATGACAGATTTTGTAGAAAATTCTTTTTCTCTCAATAATCATATTTCTATTTCAAATAAGATTAAAAATATTCCTTATTTTTTTATTTATTTTAACTCAATTAATAGTTATAAAAATTTAAATAAGAATTATAAAATATTACCAGAATCAAAAAGTAATGTCATACAGAGAGAAATTAAGTATAAAATTGTTACTCACATTAATAATAATTGTAACACATTCTATTTCAATCAGAATAATTTTTTAAAATCTCTCTATCATTTATGTTTTTCTTTAAACATTCTTCACAATAATAATATTTCTTTTATGCTTCATGATAATCCGTTTGTTTATTCTCAGAATAACCTACCATTATTAATGGATTTTTCATATTCTTTTAATTTATCTTCTATTAATTTCAATAATATTAAAATGTTTTTCTCTCCTTCTCTTCTTAACAATAAGTATATTCCTCTTGATGTTTTTATAATAACATATTTAATAAACAACTCAATCAAAACATTCAATGATGATTGTGCTGAAGCTATAATAGAATTATATTCTTCTTGTAGAGAGAAATTAAAGAAAGAAAGATTGTTGACTATAATTAAATATTTCATTAATTATGAACCTAAACAGATTATCAAATATTTATTTCAGTTTAAATTATCATGGAGTTATTATTCTTTTTGTTATTATTTCATTTGTAATCATTCTGATTTATTATCACGCAATACATTGTTGGTTCCATTCTATATTTATATTAATTCTGACTTCAAAGAGAGAAATAATCATTTAATTAATGATATTCATAATCAATTATTCGATATTAAATAAGTAATAAAATATATAATTATTTATTTAATGTTTTTTCTTGTGAGACTTTCTCTTGGCAGACTTTCTCTTGGCAGTCTTTTTCTTGCTGCTCTTTTTCTTGCTGCTCTTTCTCTTAGCAGTCTTTCTCTTAGCAGTCTTATGATGTTTAACACCAGCATCACCACTCTTTTTATATGTTTTTCCTGCTTCCTTTAAAACATCCTTTAACATAACAGTTTCTCCTTTTGCCTCAGCCTTCATTTTGACCATAGTCTTTTTAACGTGTTCTCTCCATGCGTTTGCCATTATATATTCATTCTATATTATAAAAAATTGAAATTATTATATTGTCATTATTAATATTAATCAATAATGTCTAAACTTGCTTTAACGCGCTATCTCTATATTTATGATGAAGTTGGATTCTCCTTTATCACAGCATTACTTAAAAAACAATCTATAAATGAGTGTTATTTTTGGATATCTGAATTGTTCTTGTCTGGATATGAAAAAGAAAGCTGGGAATTAATTTGGTTTATTTATTATGACTTTTATTATATTAATAATCCTCAATTTATTCCTTTTATTCTTAAAAAACATAACAACGGGGAAGGAAATCTTAAAGATTTAATGACTGTGATTAAAAATTTATTCAAGTTTCCAATATCATCACAAGTATTTGTTACAAGACAATATAATCTGAATATTAAAGAAATAACATCTGTGTTTAGAGGTAAAAAACCTGCGTGGTTAGTTAATTCTATACCTACAAAATATCATGCTTTATTTCGATATATTGATAAAAAATTATATCATTTTGCTGTTGTATCCTTACCCGACACAATAGATTCAGAATTATTTGATACCCTTCGGATATATTTTAACTTAGGAGAGGATCAAATTAATGATATTAAAACAAAATTCAATAATAGCTACAATAACGACATTCATAAATTATGGTCTATTATTTGTTTGTTACTATTTAATCCAAAATATACAGATTCCAAAAAGAAAATGTTTCTTGGATTGAGTGATGATGATTATCAAAATGTTTTAAAAATTCATAATGAACCTATCCCATTAAATAAACATGGAGAAATACAAGCTAGAAAAACTCTAATACATAAATGTTTATATTCTATTACTCCATTGTCTTCTTCATTTAATTTAATGAGAGACGAAGAAGATAGTATTAGCAAGTGTTACTGGTATCATTGGGAATATTATGCTTATAACTCTCCTATATGGAAAAATAGATTTGATAAATATGATATTACAATTGACGATGAAAATAAAAAAATAGTATTTAATGACGATGACGAAATAGAGGAATTTTATGAACAATATGGTTACGAACCAGATGAACAATCATGCGAAATACAAAATAAATTATTTGGATTGTTACCTGATAATAATTGGAAAAAATGGATTCAAGAAATATTTCCAGATGATTCTATTTACGAATTTAAAAATGATTTTAAATTTAATTATTAAAAAAAATTGAAGATAAATTATAATATATTTTTTATTACATATTATAAGAACAATGGTCAAGAACGCAGGTGGTAACAAATCTAAGAAAATGGGACGCAAGTTCCTTACAGCTCCAATTAATAAAAAAATTCGATTAGCACAAGAAGAAGGAGAAATATATGCTGTTGTTACCAAAAATCTAGGTAATGGTATGTTTTATGCTAATGATATAGATGGTCGTGAGCTATTATGTATTATGAGACAAAAATTTAAGGGTAGAGGTAAGCGTGATAATACTGTTAGTCCAGGAGGATGGGTATTGGTAGGTGTTAGAGAATTTGAATCTTGCGCCAAACCCAAACATGACTTACTTGAAGTATACACAGATACAGAAAAACAAAAATTAAAAAATTCAGGAAATCCAATATTTTCAAAACTAAGAAGTGAATATGATAAAGGAGATGCTATTGAAGAAGAGGGTGGAGTTTCATTTGAACAGGATGATACAGATAGGTTTCAAGATTTACTTGAAGAAGTTAATGAAACTACGACTCCCACAGTTATATCTGGTCCTGTTATTATGGATGATGAAGGCGAGGAAGTAGACTTTGATGATATTTAATTCCCAGAAATATCTCGCAGACTATTTCTAATTGCTCGATCCAATTCATATTCGGGACTTCTATAAATATTATCTATATATGAATGTGGTATTGTATTTAAAAGTTGTTGTCTTCCGAAAGGATGAATTAAATTATTTAAAGCATTTAATGATTCTAAAAAATGAACTCTTGATGTATGTATAGGAATATTTTCCACATCATCTGAGTTATCATTTTTTATTTCCTTTGAATCTAATTTAAAACGACATATTGGACATTCCGGACACTGTGTTTCTAACCATATTTCTATTGCGTTGGAAACATACCCATGCTTACATGGTAATATTGTTATTTCATCACCTTCTTTAAATTCATCTTGTGTTATTGGACATTTATCATTTACACATATATCATTATCATATTGGATTTTTTTTAATTGTTTTTTTCCTTCATCAGAAATCACATTTTTATATGCGTTTTCCTCATGTAAAGAAGTATTTAAAATATCATTATTATCTTGATTATTTAATAAAAAGTTTCCGAATAAATGTCTTTGTTGTGATAATTCCAAATCTCTCAATGCTGCGGCATATCTTGTAGGATTATTATTATCATTTAAACTCATATCAAATAATGTGTTTAAAATATTTAAATTTTCCATTATATAAATCGTTTATTATTTTTTAAATCATTTTTAAATTAACTCTCCAATCTCGTTATATCTTTCTTTTTCTAACATTTTTACTAACATATTCCATGGAGTCAACTCCTTTAATGCTGTCATTCCCGCTTCTACAAATGAATTTAACAACATTGGGCTATAACCTGATAACATTGTTACATTGTCTTGGTAAGACAATTCGGGAAATCCATCGGTGCTTCTAAGATTCCAAAATAAAATATGCGGAACTTTATAACCTTTTCCACATACTCTCACACCTGCTTCATGAAATTTATCTGATAGAATCTGTCTTACTGAAGAATTAAACGGAGAAGATTTTGTATGTGCTGAATCAAACTGCATATCAGACAATACAGTTAAAACGATATTCTCAACATCTTCAGCAGGAATTTTATTTTTTATAATCACATCAAGAATCATATCCATAGCTTTGTGAAAGTTAGTGTTCATTCCCCACCCAGCATCTCTTACTTTTACAACTTCATCTACAAAATCTTTACATTCTTCCAAGTTTACCCATTCTGGTTTAGAATTAAATGTCATTACTCTCTTGCCTAGTTTTGATTTTTCGCTTATACGAATTCCTAGACCCATCGCACTGTAAAGAGGATTTCCATTCTCACATTCCATTGACCCTGATGTATCTACCATAGCAATCATATTATCTAGACTCTTTGTATCTTTGCCGTTATTTTTCCAAGCTTCATTAATAATAAATCTTTCATCAGGATTCTCTACACTAAGAGCCTGTTTAATAAAATCAATCATACTAGTTTTTCTCCCTTTTACTTCGCTTTTTCCATCCTTTACATCTTGAATGTATTTTAACATATTTTCTTGACAATTAATTCTATCAACAGATTCCTTATTTTTATTATTTAAAAAAGCTCCTTTCTGTTTCATCATCGTGATACTCGTAACCTTATCAAAATTAATACTTGCCCAAGAGGAACCACATTGTTTAATTTGTGTAGTATCAATATATTTATTTATTGAGCTTACCAATTTTCTATAATGTGTTTTAGCCTTTCTCACAGCACTATCACACCATCCATGTTCACTTGAACCATACTCCTCAAAATAATCCTTTGCCAGTTCTTTATTAATCCATCCAAATTTAGAACTCTTTTCACGAGGAATCCATTTAGCTACCAATGAACATTTCCTTTTTAATTTCATATTATCATTATCTAATCGTAACTGACTATTAACTAATTTCATTATTTGGACTGGTGCTACTTCTGTTTCTGATAATTCATTTAAAAAATATTTTACATCTTTCCATGACCCAAGTGGTTTTTCGTTACTCTCTAAACCAACAAAGATTTTCAATACATTTACTGCTAATGTCTTGTCATATTTATATAACTCTCTTAAGATGATATGTGGGATATTATATTCTCCTTTACCATTTTCAATATCTCTTGTATGTGCTAACAATTTTAATAACATTCTTTTATCTTCTACACCTCCTCTTTTAAAACATTCCATAAATTTATTAGCTAGTTCATTTTTTCTATTCTCGTCTGAACTCCTTACTAATTGAAATGATATTTGCAGTATCTCTTCTTGTTGGATATTACTCCAGTTATATTCAATATGATTATTCTCTCCATATTGAATATTCGTTTGCGTGTCTAATGCTGATACTAGTGCTGCCATGGTAATATATATTTTGAACATATCTTTAAATACATTCCTTATATGATTATTTAGCTTTTCGTCTTTTCGTTTTTGACTGTAATACATTAAATCTTACCCTTTTTGTATTGTTATTATTGCTTTTTTTTTCTTCTTCCATTAAAATTATATACAAATTATTCACATCTTGTAGACAATTTACAGTCGATGATAACTCATAGTCATCTAAGTATTTTAATTTTGTCATAAAATCATAATTATCTGAATTATATAAGAAGTTTTTCAATTCTTTATTTTCAATAGTTAAATTATATACAAGAA